TAAACGTGACGCTGGTGTAGCTCGCATTGCTCAGATGCAAAAAGAACTCCGTGGCACAATTGCTCAAGTAGATTCGTTTGTATCCTCTAAAGATAGAAAAGGTTTATTGCTTGCAGGCGCTGACCGTGCCCTACGAGAATTAACTTCTGTATTTAAAGATGATCCTATTGAAGGTCCTTTATCTGAAGCAGGAATGTCTATATGGGCTAAAATACAATTTGAAGAATAATTCTTATCGGTTAAATGTTTAACCAAGACACTCCCGAAGAAATGGTGGGACAAATTGAAGAAAATCGTCAGATGGAGGATGCAACTGCTTTTCAAGAGCTTTTGAATCGCTACATTGCGATGAAACAACAAGAAGAAACCGCTTTAGAAGAACAAAGTCTTGATGCACTTAATTCTTCATTTGAATAATAAATTTAATTGTTATGGCTAAGAAAAAAATGCCTCCCCAACTTCTTGAATATTACAAGAAGAAAAACGAAAAAGCAGAAGGTAAAAAAGAAGATACGCCCGAAGAAACTAAAGGGAAAAAAGCAGAGGAAATGGCCAAAAAAGGTTTAAAGTCTGCTAAAGCTGCCAAAAAGCATAAAGATAAAAAGTAATAGAATAGTTTTATAAGCTTAAAGTAATTTAAAAATGGCTGCTAATTTACGGTATTTTGAAGACGCAATTAAGCGACATGGTGGTTCTCCTGGTAATGCTGCAGACTTATTAAGGAAGTACCAAAAGTCTACTAAAGGCCTGGATTCAGATTTAGCTTTTAAGGCTTTAAGTGGTGGTCGAGTCTTTGGTGATAGTGATAAACAACGGTATGAAAAGTTATTGGCAAGCAAGAAGGAAAAGCAGTCTGCTTCTTCAGGAGGAAAAACAAGTGGAAAAACAAGTGGAAAAAAACCTGGTAATGTAAAAGGTTCTGTTAAAGATGCCAAAGTAGATCTTAAAACTTTCCAAAGTCTTCTTGATAGGTTAGAAGCGTCTAAGAAACGTCAGCAACGTCAGCAGTCTGTTGAAGGACGACGGGATATTTATGCCGGTGGTATGGCGTCTATGATGTCTAATTTCTAATCAAATAGAGTACTATTTATTTAGTACTTGTTATATAACGTGTCTTCTCATCTGCATCTTGCGTATCGGCGTAATGCTAAAGCTGCTGCTGCAAACCATCGATTACGCAAGTCAGACCAAGAAGAATTATTTGAAAAAGCAAGAAATGATTTCGGTTTTTTCTGCGCGTATGTAGCTGATAAACCTCCAGCAGAACACCATAAAGATTGGCATCGTCAGTTAGTTACAAACGAAGATAGTTCTTGTCTCTCGAAGATTGCAGGACCCAATATTGATTTACTTGGTCCCAGGGGATCGGCTAAATCTACTGTCCTTGGTTTATATACAGCATGGGCGATTGGTGTTCATACAACATTAAAGAAGCCACTGCAGATCTTGTATCTTAGTTATACGGTTGATATTGCACGTTCTAAATCGGCAACGATTAAACGGATTATTGAATCAAAGAAATTTCAAAACGTATTCCCAACAGTAAAACTTCTAAAGAATGTAACCAGTAATGAGTACTGGTCCATCGACCATAAGTTTGCAGGTATTGATACCACTGGTGAAGAACAGTTTACTTTATGTGCTGCAGGTCTTAAAGGTTCGGTGACCAGTAAACGATCTCATCTCGTGATAATCGATGACCCGGTGAAATCTGCCGCAGATATTGGCAACCCAGACATCCGCAAGATGATGCAGGACAACTGGAATGCTGTGATTGCACCGACGATGTTCGAAGGGGGCCGTGCGATTTGCCTGGGGACACGATTCCGTCATGATGATATTCATGCAACAACGTTCTGTCCACAGAATAATTGGACGCAGATCGTCCTATCAGCGATCTTAAATAACCCGGAGACAGGCGAAGAAGAGTCATACTGGCCCGACATGTGGAGCCTAGACTACCTCAAGGAGAAAAAGCGGCAAGCCCCGATTGCTTTTTCCTTCCAGTACATGAACCAAATTGTCAGACAGAACGAGCTGTCTTTGGCACCTGAGTTACTGGTTAAGGCTGAGATTGCTACAGAGTTTGATTGCCTTGGTGTAGGGGTTGACTTATCAGCAGGTGTCAAAGAAAAGAATGACTATACCGTTATGGTCTTAGGTGGACGCATTGGAGACAAGATTCATATTATTGATTACAGGCGGTTGCGTGTGATGGGTAACTTGGAAAAATTAGATGCAATGAAAGAACTGCTTAATGATTGGTCAGTTATTGGCCGTCAAGATGACGGCCTATATTTTCCAACATATTCAACGTGTGATATCTGGTCAGAAGCTGTGCAATATCAGGCATCTTTAGAAGCAGACTTTAAACGTGTTTGTCTCCAACAAGAGAATCTATATAACTTGATTTGGCATCCTGTAAAAGGTTTCCGTTCAGATAAACTTGCACGTTTCCGTGGCATTATGGGAATGTTTGAAGATCGCAAGATTGTATTTAATCGGTATCGTAATTTTACAAATATGTTTGAAGAGCTAACTAACTTTGGCGTTAGTTCTCATGATGACTGTGTGGATGCTTTAGTGTGGCTTGTTAATGGTTTAATGAAACGTGGAAAACTTCAAGTAGACTTTTAGTACGAAAAGAATTCTAATTAAATACTCATATAACGATGGAGCAACTCATCGCATTAGGTATTGCAACAGTTACAGGTGGTGGTTGGTTTACTGCCAAAGTATTCGGAAGGATGAGAGCATTAGAAGATCGCATTGATCGAATGCCTCTTGAGTATGTTTTAAAGCAGGATTATATTCGTGAGATGGAAAAAATGAATAGCGAATTTCACGGAATTAACACTAAGCTTGATAAACTTGTGGAAAGATTACTTTCCAAATGAGCTACTACGTTGAGGTAGAAGAAGACCAAAGCGGTGATTTATTTATACCTTTACCCGAAGAGGTAATTGAAACTCTTGGTTGGCAGATGGGAGATTTGTTGACTTGGGATTTAAAAGGTGATGGTATTGTTCTCCAGCGTTTGAATGGAGATGGAGGTTATGAACCGTTAGAATGATGAAAAGCTTTATTTGATATGTTAGGCAACGGTTCTATTCAAGGTGGGTTTATTGGTAATTCCGGAGGTTTAGCTTCTCGGTTTCCTTTAGGAGTTTTCGGTGAAATTACGGACCTTAACAAAGAATTAATTGATCAGATGAAAAAGAATAACTCTTTTGGTTTAGCAGGTGCAGTTGCTTCCAATATTGGCGGAGGAACTCCGTTAGGTAATGCAGGTGGAATGGGAGCGGGTATGGGGGTATTAAACGATCCGATGACAATTAAAAAACTTTACTGATGAATAACTTAGTAGCACGACAAGAACCAGAAGAACCTTTTATCTTTTTACCTAGAAAGGATGAAGAACCTTTTATCTTTTTACCTAGAAAGGATAAAGATCGTCTGACAAAGGAGTTACGTTATGACGATCTTGTTCCAAGAATTATTCCTCTTCCTTATCCTGTTCCAATGCCTGGTAATCAAGGCAATAATCAAGGAGGTTTTAACATTGGCAGAGCTGTAGGTTCTATTGCAGGTTCTTTAGGAAGGGCTTTTGGTAATCCTGCTTTTAGCCCAGGTCCAATGTTAGCTGGTCGTTATGGTGATTTGTTGGCAAAGAGCCCTAGCTTTGAGATTCCTCAAGGCCAAGGTCGTAACCCTGATTACAGTATTTACAATGATCCGCGTATGCCTGGAGCACGCAACTTACGTAGAAAATTAGAAGGCATCCTTGGATTACCTAGAATTGAATTCCCTAAAGTCTGATGGCAGAAGACGCTTCAAAATATACAAAACCAGGTCTACGCGAATCAATTAAAAAGCGTATTACATCTGGTAGTAAAGGTGGCAAACCCGGTCAGTGGTCTGCGCGTAAAGCGCAGATGGTTGCTGCTGAATACAAAAAGAAAGGCGGTGGCTATAAAGGTGGTGAAGGCAAGAAACAAAAAGACTTAAAGAAGTGGGGTAAAGAGGATTGGCAAACTAAAGATCAATATGAAAAAGGTAAAAAAGCAGCTAAAGCTGCTAAACGTTCTAAAGGTAAAAGCTAATGAAAAAAGAAATCAATGATCTAAAAAAGATCCAAAAACAATTGCGTGGGAGTGTCAAGATGCATGCCGAACAGGCAGATAAGATCGAAGGCGTAATTAAAATTGCAGGAAAATATATGGATAAATGATTGCAGTTTTATTAGCCTGGTCTTTGAGTTGTTCCCAGTATCATGGAGCTATAGACCGTTTGTATGCTGATCCGTTTTTTCAAAAGCCGGATCAAGCACAAGAACGTAGAAACTTACACGAATTCTTTAAATCAAAAACTTGGCCTGAGTGTTTAGAAACAGAGAGTTAAAATGCCTTTATTTAATGTTGCTGGTAGATATGCAGATGCTCTTGGAAGCGGTATTCAATCTGTAGCAGCAGAAGGTTTTAATATGTTGCCAGACAGAATAAATTTATTTGGGCGTTATCTTACAGGAGTCGGTAATAAAAACTTAAAGTTAGATCCATCAACTGAAAGAGCTTTACTTCAGGCAACCGAAGAACTTCCGACGGCTATGAGAATGATGCCTGGTTTTCCTGATCGAGAATCTGCTCTTGCTGGAGACCTTTCAAAAATGACAATGGCACCTATGCCTTTTCCTGCAGCTGGACCCGGTATTCCAACTTCAGGCCCAAAATATCCATATGAAGGAGGCGACCAGGTAGCTTCTCATACCCTTGGGCAATTTAATGCTGAAATCACACCTACTACTGCACGATTCATAGATACTTATGACATGGAGAATAAATCAGAAGATCCTGATTTAGTTAGCGGTCGATTCCAACCAGGTAAAGCATATAAAACTTTAAGAGGAGCTTTTGACCCAACAAAAGCTTATAATCCAAGAATTGATAAACTTTCAGACATTAGTCACATGTTAACGCCAGAACAAAAACAGTTTGGTAACTATATGAATGTAGTAGGCAAAAGCACAACTTTTAGTCCTATGACAGATTTAGGTAGAGCTGTTATGTATGCATTGCCTATTAAATTTAAACCTTATGAAATTGACTACACAATTCAACGGCCGCAATAATCATGGCAGATAAAGCAATCCAATCAGACGGTACGACCAAGCGTTATCTCCCTAAGAAAGCATGGGCCAAACTTTCTAAAGAAGAAAGGGAAGATACTGATCGTAAAAAACGAGAAGGTTCTCGTAAAGGAAAGCAGTTTGTAGCCAATACTGAGAAAGCAAAGAAAGCTGGTAAAGCTGCTAGGATGTATAAATCAAAGACTGGTAAATAATGGCTGAAACAACTGCCCGTCTCCAAGAAATTATTAATGCGTACATCGAACGGGATGGTAGTCAGTACGTAGATACTGGTATTGTTGCAGGCCATATCGCACAGATGAAACTGTTTGGCATTCGCCAAGGAGTCGAATTTTTTCCGTCACAAGATAACTTTGGTAATCAACGTAAAGACTTTATTGATAAAGTTGTCAAATATAACAAATTAGATACGCGTCTTGATTCAATATGGGATTACTTTCTTTGCGATGGAAAGGGGCTTTTTTATATCCGGCCTACTAAGAGCAATTACCGTCTCTATTATTTTCGTAGTCACGAATATCGCTCTTATTACAACGTTGATGGCGAATTAGAAGAAGTTGTCATCATCTATAGCTACAAGGTAAAAACTAATAAAGGAGGGATGTACCAGGACATTGGCCTTGGTGCGATTAATAATGTTGCTGGTCAGGGTCCCAATGAAACCCCTGGTCAAAAACGTTATATTCGTCTTTCTATTAAACAAGACATCATTGAAGAAACACATTCAGAAGGTGAACTGTCTTTCGATAATGTCAACATGATGACACCAGGGAAAACAAATAGTTTCCCTAATGCTCTTCAATTTATTCCTTGTGTAGAAATCTTCAATAACCCTAAAGGCTTCTCCATGGAGGGAAGCGGTGAATTTGATCAATTAGCACAGCACATTATTACGCATGATGATTTAGTGCGAAACATGAAGAAGAACTTGCAGTTCTTTGGTAATCCAACCCTGCTGTCTTCTCGTCCTAAAACTGACCTAATGGAACCAGGGAATGACTCTGGTCCTCAACGTCCTTCTATTGCGGCTAACTCAGGTTTCCAGAGCATGTCTCCCATGTCACGCTCAACCTTTAAACAAGATCCCATCACCCGTGGTGTTGATGGCCAAATGCGTGTGCCTAGGGTCATTGCGAACTTAGAGCCGAATGATCGAGTTGGTTATATTGTTCCTGATGCGATTTCTGGAGATCAAAATGCATTTGTGCGGCAATACCGAGAAGAAATCCGTACAGCACTAGGAGGTGTAGACGAACTCTCAATTTCTGCTGGTGTCACTGCTACCGAATATAAATCCCTGTTTGGTCGCGTTGCAGCGACCAGTAAGAAAAAAGCAAATTCAATTTACACGCACGGTTTGTGCCGTTGCTTTGAACTAATTATCTTCCAAGAAGAGAAGATGTTTAGAGATACTTTGGCTCGTGCTGCAGAGGTTGAGAAGCCCATTCCTCTTGAACCAGGAGCAACAGAAGAAGAAAAAGAAATGTATAAAATGGCGATGCAAGAATATGATGCACGTATTAATTCTTTAATGAAAGCCTGTGTGGAAGCTCAAATGATTCCACCAGGTGTCATTGGTTTAATTCCAGATGGCGATGTGTCAATGCTTTGGCGTTGGCTTGGTCCTGTGTATGAGGAATCAACACAGGATATTCTGAACAATTCGATTGTTGTAAGGAACTTACAAGAATTGGGTGTTGATAGCATAGAAGCACTGAAATATCTTTTCCCATCAAAAACTGATGAGGAAAGAGCGGAAATGCTTTCGGGCTTCCCGTTCAGAATGGTTAATGAATTGCAAGGCGCATACAACAGCTTTGCAAAATTAGTGGGGGGAATGATGCAGACTCCCCATCCCCAAGCTCCAGATTTGCCAATGGCAGCTGACCCGAGATTGGATTTAACCCCTTATCTGTATCGAACTCTCGAAGCGTTACAAAAGGAGATGAGTTATGCAGGACGCTACCGTCCAATCGATCCCACAGACGAACCCCCAGTCAGTGGCACCAAGCAATTACGTGGCGGCAGCACCGGCAGCTCCGGCTCCGGCAGCACCAGCCCCGACGACGCAAGCACCAGTGGGGACGTACTACCCCCAGGCAGTACCTCAGACGGCTCCTCAGGGAACTACCAGTTACCAATCGAACCCGTCTCAATTCGCCCCCCAATCCCAGGAAGCGGCAATGACTCAGGGGAATCCCTGGGAATCGGCATTCAACAAGGTGGTGAATCTGCTGGGCAGCCCGGTGCAATCCCCGTTCCAGGGTCAACCATCACAGGCCCCGGTTCAGGCTCCGGCTCAGTATTCCCAGGCAAACTGGGGCTCACAGGCTCCGGCCCTGGATCCGACCTCGGCACAATCGGCTCAGCAGACCTGGCAAACAAGCCAGACCTCATCGCCCAGCTCTTCCCAAACTTCCTCGATCAGCTCCTTAGAAGAAGTGGCGGATCTGCTCCAATGGAGTCCTGAAAGCCGCATGGTGGTCGCCAACTACGGCACCGAAGCACCAGCCATTCTGAATCAGTACGCCCTCAACCTGGAGGGAATGCTTGATAGCGCAGTGGCTTGGGGCCAAGAAGCTAATGAGACTATGATGGGTTATGCCGATTTCGCTGTTAACGAGCACCGCGAAAACCTGGCTTACAACGAGATCCTGACCAACCCTGACGTTCTCTCTGATTACACCTTGGCATATTTTGGACCCGAAGGCCCTTGCCCTGTGTATGAAAATGAGGCTGAACTGGAAACTCCTGGTTATCCGACTCAGGAGATCACTGGTCAGCAGATTGCAGGCATGCCTGCTCCCCCTCAGGCCCAGGCTCCTCAGGCTCCCCAAGATTTCTGGGGTTCCTTCAAACAACAAATGGAAGTTGATCCCACCCAAGCTTGGCGTGTGATTAACCAAGCGTCTCCTCAGACGATGGCTAACAAACTGTTTGTTATGGAGTGATCTAATGATTGCAGGTAAATATGCACAATTAATGTCAAACCCTGCAGCATCTATGGCTCTCGGCGGCGGTATCGCTGCCGGGGCCTCTTTACTTGGTAATCAAGGAGAAGATAAAAGTGCCGGTCGCCAGGCTTTAGAAGCTCTTGGTGCTGGTGCTTTAGGTGCAGGTGTTGGCCGTATGTTGCCAACTGTTAGTCGTATTGCTGCAGAAAAAGCAGCAGAACAAAAAGCAGGCTTTGTCAAAGGTGTTCAAACAGAAGGATCTAGAGTTCAAAAAGAACTTGACAAGCCTTACCTTAAAAGATTAACACCTGAAGAAGCAGAGGCACTTGCTAATGCAGGTATTGGTGGTTTACAAGCTGCAACCAATACTACTGCTGCTCTTGGTGGTT